ATGATAAATATCACTCTGGATAAAAATGGTCTTGCAGATACAGCCGGCATGATAACTATTTACAATTATGATGCAAAAACTGGCGAGTATATCAATAGCGCTGAAGAATATTTTCCGCAGGGCTTAGGTGTGCCGGCTAATTCAACTATTGTGGCGCCGCTAGTTGTTAAGAAAAATAATGTGGCTGTTTTTCGTGAAGGTAAATGGCAGGCCATCGCCGATCATCGGGGGAAACGGTATACGCGATTGCGGATGGTGCTGAGATAGAAGTTACTGAGCCAGGTGATTATCCAGCTGGAACAACCACGTCAAAGCCTGCTACCGTTTTCGATAAATGGGACGGGACAAAGTGGGTAACAGATACTGAGGAACTAAACGCTGAACAAGTTAAGTCCGCAGAGCGTAAAAAGGCATCCTTATTGGCAGAAGCGCAGGCAAAGATCAGTATCTGGCAGACTGAGCTGCAGTTAGGTATTATCGAAAATGAGGATAAAGCAACTTTGATAAGCTGGTTATCCTATATTAAAGCGCTACAAAAAACAGATACCATCACTGCGCCAGATATAAAATGGCCAGTAGTAGCTGTTTAATAAGCAAACTTCGTCACATGATAGCGTGCCTCCCATTCTATTTAGGCGGCTCTTGAAGCAGCCGCACCTGAATATAATTCAGGTGCGACTTATTAATTATTCAGGCTTGTCTGGCCATTCTATATCTGGCGCACTTTTCATATTGACTCGATTGAGAAGCACTCTATATTTTTTTCCATTTAGCAAGCCGTGCAACTTCTTCTTCATTTGCCATGTTGAGATCGACAGCATCCTGTAAAGGAGCAATAATTTTAGTTGCTTCTTCCATCAAGAAATTGAAGGTGATATCAGCAATCAACCCAGCGTTTTCAGATTCAATAACAGGTGCAGTGAACACATTGTTATTAAAAATGTAACCAACTTCAGGCGGCGATGATAATAGTGTAATATCAATCCATTCTAGAGAAGGATGATAAATAGCAGAAGGATCAACGCTGAGTGAGACCATTTCAACAACGCGCTGTTCCTCAATTCGGGCATAAGTTTTCATTAACTAAACTCCTCAATGTAGATGACTCCGTGCGCGCCAAAAGCCCCAACATAAGGATCGGTTCGAGTATTACCACCACCGCCTGCACCAAACCTTGGCGCACGATTTGAATTTGACCCTTCACCGCTGCGGGCACCGCCGCCCCAGTAACTTGCGCCACCATCGCCAGAGCCTCCGAAGTAAGGATTAGAGGAATCGCTGACAATACCGGGCGCGTCGCTGCCGTCACCACCGCGAATATTTAAATCGCCGCCAACCGCGTTGCCGCCACCGCCGCCCGCATTGCCATTCGCAGAAACACCGTTGCCTGCGGTTAATCGCCCATCAAAGGAACTGCTTGATGAGTCTGACGTCTCATCCGCTCCCTGGCCAACAACGCCTGCATAAGTTTTGCCTTCATCAATTGTCAGCCAGGCGATTGTAGTCCCGCCTGCCCCACCGCCTGCGCCACGCGAATGAAATCCATTGCCCAGCCAAGGTAGCCATAGCCTCTGCCGCCACCGCCTGTCAGAATGATTTTGATACGCTTCGTTCCAGGCGACGGCTTATAGCTGACGGCCCCTGGCGTGATGAATATCTGCCGGTTAAGGAAGCGGCCAGAAAACTTTTCGCTAATACCAAGGTTTTTGATAAACCCATCTCGCATGGCAAAATCCGCCAAAATCCGCCCCAGACAAGCTTAAGAGAAAAACGTATGGCCGTGATTGGTTATATTCGCGTATCAACAATTGACCAGAACTGCGACTTACGCGCGATGCGCTCTTAAGCGCGAATTGTGACCGTATTTTTGAATCGTATCAGCGGGAAGACGGCAACTCGTCCTGGCCTCAAACAGGCGCTTAAATGCATCCGCAAAGGCGATACGCTGGTCGTCTGGAAGCTGGACCGGCTTGGGCGCAGTGTGAAAAATTTGATCGCGCTGATATCCGAGCTACACGATCGCGGCGCGCACTTTCGCTCGCTAACCGACAGCATCGATACCAGTAGCGCGATGGGGCGCTTCTTTTTTCACGTTATGTCGGCGCTGGCTGAAATGGAGCGCGAACTCATCGTTGAGCGCACCCTGGCCGGGCTGGCTGCGGCCAGAGCGAAAGGACGACTTGGCGGACGGCCCAAAGCGCTAAGCCCGGATGAGGTTGAGCAAATTAGCCGGCTGCTGGCTAAGGGACATAGCCGCCAGCAGCTGGCGATCATTTATAACGTGGCGCTATCGACCCTCTATAAATACTTTCCAGCCAGGGCGCTTGAAGGCCAGTCGGCAACGACCTCCTGAACGTCATGGCGACCGCTAAAAAAGTGCTGTGAACCTTCCTGCGAGAGGCCGCTGTCCGCTCATCCTTCAGTAAACTCTAACCGCATGATTTCTCTCACCTGACCTGACAATCTGAGCGCACCCTCAACACGGAGTGCATCAGATGTCTGATTATCATCACGGTGTACGCGTTGTCGAAATTAATGACGGCACGCGCACCATTTCTACCGTATCCACCGCCGTAGTCGGCCTGGTCTGTACCGCAGACGACGCAGACGCGCGGCTTTTCCGCTCAACACCCCGGTGCTGCTGACCAACGTGCAGGCCGCTATCGCCAAAGCCGGCAGCAAAGGCACGCTGTCGGCGTCGCTGCAGGCGATTGCCGACCAGTCGAAACCGGTTACCGTCGTGGTTCGTGTCGCCGAAGGGGCGACCGCCGCGGAAACGATCTCCAACCTTATCGGCACCACCGATGAAAACGGCCAGTACACCGGCATGAAGGCGCTGCTTACCGCGCAGACGCAGCTCGACGTTAAGCCGCGCATTCTCGGCGTGCCGGGGCTCGATTCGCAGGAAGTGGCGACCGCGCTGGCAGGCATCGCGCAGCAGCTGCGCGCCTTCGCCTATGTCTCCGCCTGGAACTGCAAACCATCAGCGAAGCGATGAACTACCGCAAAAACTTCAGCCAGCGCGAGCTGATGGTGATCTGGCCGACTTTGTCGCCTGGAACACCGCCACCAACGCCGCCGAAACTGCCTATGCGACGGCGCGCGCCCTCGGCCTGCGCGCCAAAATCGACAACGACACCGGCTGGCATAAAACCCTGTCGAACGTCGGCGTCAACGGCGTGACCGGCATCTCCTCATCGGTCTTCTGGGATCTGCAGCAGAGCGGTACTGACGACCGACCTGCTGAACGAAGCCTGCGTTACCACGCTGATCGCAAAGATGGCTTCCGCTTCTGGGGCAACCGCACCTGCAGCGACGATCCGCTCTTTGTGTTTGAAAACTACACCCGCACCGCGCAGGTGCTGGCCGACACCATGGCCGAAGCGCACATGTGGGCCAATGACAAACCGCTGACGCCGGTGCTGGTGCGCGAAATCGTGGCGGGCATCAACGCCAAATTCCGCGAGCTGGTCAACGCCGGCTACCTGCTGGGCGCGTCTGCCTGGTACGACGAAAGCGCGAACGACGCCGCGACCCTGAAGGCGGGCAAACTCTTTATCGACTACGACTACACGCCGGTGCCGCCGCTGGAAGATCTGACGCTGCGCCAGCGCATCACCGACACCTATCTGGCGAACTTCGCCGCATCCGTTAACAGCTGAGGAGCCGGATAAATGCACTACCCCGCAACTGAAAGGGCTGAACTTTTCATGATTCAAACAGCTATCAGGGCGTTGTCTCTTCCGTCACCCTGCCGAAACTCTCGCGCAAGCTGGACGCCTATCGCGGCGGCGGCATGAACGGCGCCGCCTTTATCGATAACGGTCTGGACGACGACGCGCTCGATATGGAGTGGACCATCGCCGGTATGGACGACCTGGTGCTGACGCAGTGGGGCGGTTCTGCCGTACCGCTGCGCTTCACCGGCTCCTACCAGCGTGACGACACCGGCGAAGAGATCGCGGTGGAGATTGAGGTGCGCGGCCGTCATCAGGCGTTCGACTTCGGCGAAGCCAAACAGGGCGAGGATACCGAAACCAAAATCACCACCAAAAACACCTACTTCAAACTCACCTGGAACGGTAAAGAGCTGATCGAGATCGACACCGTCAACATGGTCGAGAAGGTGAACGGCGACGACCGCCTTGCCCAGCGCCGTAAAAATCTCGGCCTGGCTTAACCCTGACGCCAGCGCCCGGCGCTGGCTTTTTCATCTGTATGAGAGAGAAACATGGAACAAAAAGAGAATATGGTTGAGCTGGAAACCCCGCTGAAACGCGGCGACGCCACGATCGCGCAGGTTGAGCTGATGAGGCCGAGCGCCGGTTCGCTGCGCGGCGTGCGCCTTGCCGATCTCGCATCAAGCGACGTCGATGCGCTGCTGACGGTGCTGCCGCGCATCACGCTGCCTGCGCTGACCAAAGCGGAGTGCAACAGCCTTGACCCGGTAGATCTCATCGCGCTCGGCGGCAAGGTGATTGGTTTTTTGCAAGCGAAGTCGGCAGCGTCGACTGGCCTGGCGGACTGACGGTCAACGATCTGATGGCTGATATCGCCGCCATTTTTCACTGGCCCCTTCTGAAATGAACGATCTGCCGCTGGCCGAGCTGCTCGACTGGCGGCATAAAGCCCTGATCCGCAGCGGAGCAAATACGGATGAGTGAAGACCTCAAACTGCAGGCGCTGCTGAAGGCGGTTAATCAGGCGCTGCGCCCGCTACAGAGCCTCCAGAACGAAACGCAAAACGTCGCCAGTTCGATTGCCGATACGCAACAGAGCCTGGCGGCGCTGCAGGCGCAGTCGGCGAAAATCGACGGCTTTCGCGCCGCCAGCCGCCAGCTGAGCGACACGCAGCAGCAGCTTAAACAGGCGAAGGCGGAAACAGCGGCGCTGGCGCTGGCAATGCGCGCCAGCAGTCAACCTGCGGAGCAGCAGAGCCGCGCGCTGGAAAAGGCGCGTCAGCATACCGCCGCGCTGCAAAGCCAGGCGCAGAGCCTGCGTCTGGCCGTGCAGCAGCAGCGCGCGAGCCTGAACGACGCGGGCATCTCCACGCGCAGCCTGAGCAGCGAACAGCTGCGGCTGAAAGCGGCCGCGGCGCAGGCCAGCCAGCACCTTAACGGTCAACAGCAGCAGCTTCAGCGGCTGAACCAGCAGCAGGAGCGCCAGAACCAGACGGCGGAACGCTACCGTAAAGGGCAGGCGCTGGCGGGCCAGATCCGCAGCGGCGGCGCAGCAGCGCTCGGCCTGGCGAAAACGGGCTTCACCGCCGGCGCCGCGCTGCTGCGTCCCGGCTACGAGCTGGCGCGCGCCGATGCCGCCTTGCAGGCCAAAACCGGCCTGCAGAAAGGCTCGCCGCAGGCCGTCGCGCTGGATAAACAGGCGCGCAGCCTTAGCGTGCAGACTGGCATTCCGGCGCACGCGGTGGCACAGACCCAGCTCGATATCGCCCAGGCGGGCGGCTCGATCGATGATATCGCCTCCGCGACGCCGGTGGCGCTGAACATGGCGCAGGTCAATAGCCACTCGGCGGGGGATAACGCCGGTCTGCTGATGGACGCGAAAAGCGCGTTCGGCCTCGACAGCGGCGATATCGCCCACCTTGGCGATGTGCTTAACGCCACCCTCGACCAGACCGGCATGAAGTTTGAAGATCTGAGCAGCGCGCTGAGCAGCGTCGCGCCGGTGGCGAAAAGCGCCGGCGTCGGCGTTGAGCAGACCTCTGCCATGCTGGGGCTGCTGGCGCAAAATCACATTACCGGCGCGGCGGCGGGCGAAGAGGTGGGCGCGATCCTGACGCGGCTGCAGACGCGCGACGGCGAGGGCGCTATCGCCGCGCTTGGCGTGTCCACTCGCGACGAAAACGGCGACGCGCGGCAGATCCTGCCGCTGCTGAAAGATATCCAGGCCGCGTTCGCCAGTAAGGGGATGGACGCGGCGCAGCAGGCGGACGCGCTGAAGAGCATCGTCGGCGCGAAGGCGGCTTCGTCAGCCTCGCTGCTGACGCAAGGCGCCGCCAGCGGCGAACTGGAAACGCTCACCACCTCAGTACAACACGCCGACGGCGGCACGACGCGCATGGCGCAGGCGCAGCAGGACAGCCTCGGCGGGGATCTGCAAAAGCTGGACGCCTCGAAGGCGGCTATTGGCGTTGACCTTTTTGCACCACTTGAAGGCCCGCTGCGCACGCTGACGCAGGAGGCGACGCAGTTCCTGCAGACCATCGACCTGTGGCTGCAGGATAACCCGACGCTGGCGAGCGGCATCGCCACGGCGGCGGCGGTGGCGCTGACCTTTGTCGGCGCGCTGGGCGCTATCGGCATGGCGGTCTGGCCGGTGGTCAGCGGCGTCGGCGCCATTATGGCCGGGGTCGAGATCCTCGGCGGCCTGTTCACCGTGGTGGGCGGCGCTATCGTCACCGCCATCGGTGCCATCACCTTGCCGGTGGTCGCTATCGTTGCGGCCATCGTCGGCGGCGCGCTGCTGATCCGCCAGTACTGGGAGCCCATCAGCGCCTTTATCAGCGGCGTCGCGCAGGGGTTTTCCGCCGCGATGGGGCCGATCGGCGACGCCTTCGCGCCGCTGCAGCCGGTGTTCGCCTGGGTGACGGACAAGATTAAGTTGGTATGGAACGGCTTTACCCAGCTGCTGGAGCCGGTGAAAGCGACGCAGGAGCAGCTGGCTGCCGCCGGCGATATGGGGAAAAGCTTCGGCAATATGCTCGCCGAGGCGCTAAAGATCCCCGGCCACGCGCTGGACCAGCTCACCAGCGGCATCGACTGGGTGCTGAACAAGCTCGGCATCGCCAGCAGTAAAAGCAAAGCGCTGAAGGCGGATCTGCCGCCAGATGCGACAGCCGCCGAGAACGACGCCGCGCCCGCCGCCAGCGGGCTGCAAGGTAACCTGCTGACCAGCGGCCCGAGCTACCGGCCAGCGATGGTGCCCGCCGCAGGCAGCATGACGCAGCAGAACGCCTACACCAGCAATATCACGGTGAATGCGCCAGCCGGCATGGATGCTCATGAGATTGGACGGGTTGTGCAGCAGCATTTGGATCAACAGCAGTTTGAGCAGCAAAACCGGCAGCGCAGCGCCATGACAGGAGGATTCTATCCATGATGATGATCTACGGCATGCTGCCCTTTATGCGGCAGACGCTGCCCTATAACCAGCTGATACACAGCAGCGGCTGGAACTGGGTCAGCAACAGCCGCGTCGGCATGCGCCCCGCAGCGCAGTTTACCGGCAAAGACAGCGACAAAATCTCTCTGAGCGGCGAGCTGCGCCCCGAGCTGACCGGCGGTCCGGTTAAGGCGCAGGCGTTTCAGCTGCTGGCTGACGAAGGGCGCGCCTGGCCGCTGATCGGCGGTGACGGCACTATCTACGGCATGTATGTCATCGAGAGCTTTAAGACGACGCACAGCGACTTCTACGCCGACGGCAGCGCGCGCGTGATTGCCTTCACCCTCGACCTGCTGCGCGTCGACGAGTCGCTGGTCTCGATGTTCGGCGACCTGAAAGCGCAGGGCAGCGCGCTGTGGGCGAAGGCGGAAGCGGCGGCAGGCAATCTCTCTTCAGGCATTGCGGCGGGAGGCTTCTCACTGTGAGCGAACTCAGCGCGATGGCGATTAAGGCGGGCAGCCGGCCGGCGCCCGATTTTATGCTGTGGATCGGCAGCAAGGATGTGACGCCCAATCTGCGCGATCGGCTGATCTCACTGACGCTTACCGATAATCGCGGCTTCGAAGCGGATACGCTTAACCTTGCTCTGGACGACAGCGACGGCCTGCTGCAGCTGCCGCAGCGCGGCACGGTCGTGTCGCTGTTCCTGGGCTGGGTGGGCCAGCTGCACAACAAGGGCGACTTTACGGTTGATCAGGTGAGCCACGGCGGCGCGCCCGATGTGCTGACCATTGTGGCGCGCAGCGTCGATTTTCGCGGTGAGCTGGGCAAGGCGCGCTCTCTCTCTTATCACGACGCCACGCTTGGCAGCATCGTGACGCAGATAGCCCAGCGCTGCGGATTGATTTTGCAGATGGCGGAAGGGTTCGCCGGGATCAAGATCGATCATATCGATCAGACCCACGAAACCGATCCCAGCTTTGTCACTCGCCTGGCGCAACGCTATGGCGCGGTCGCGGTTATCAAAGCGGGGCGGCTGCTTTTTTTGCGGCCTGGCAGCGGCCAGTTAGCCAGCGGCAGCGCGATACCCACGGTGACGCTGATGCGCCAGGATGGCGATAAACACAATTTTACTGTTGCCGATCGCACCACTTATAGCGGCGTGCAGGCGCGATGGCTCTCAACAAAAGAGGCGAAAACGCATGTGGTGCAGATGCAGCGCAAGGCAAAGGCCACGAACGATGCTGCGGTTGCCCATCCTGATGCGCAAAGCGCGCCGCAGTTAACGGGTAAGCAGGAAGGAGATTATCTTTCCGGCGCGAAAGAGAGCCTGCTGGTGTTGCCGGACGTTTTTAGCAGCGAAGAGGCGGCGATGCAGGCAGCGCAGGCGAAGTGGAACGAGATTCAACGCGGCGCGGCTCAGTTTACCTTTCAGCTGGCGAGCGGGCGCGCGGATCTCTATCCAGAAACTCCGGTCAGGGTCAGCGGCTTTAAAGCGGTGATAGATGCCAGCGCCTGGGTGATCAGCAAGGTGACGCACAATCTGACCGTTAACAACGGTTTTACCACCACGCTGGAGCTGGAAAACGACATCACGGATGTGGAATATGAGAGAATTAACTAACTAATAGTTAATTAATTTGCATTTTGTGAGTTATTAGGGCGATAATGAGCGCGTCAACTACTGAGGAACTCACAAATGATGCATTGTCCGCTGTGTCAGAGCGCTGCCCACACGCGCAGTAGCCGTTACATCTCTAACGAGACCAAAGAGCGCTACAACCAGTGCCAGAACATCAACTGCAGCTGCACCTTTAAGACGCACGAGAGCGTGACCGGCATGATCGTGACGCCGGGTAAAATTGAGAAGGTGGCGACAGGAAAGAAGCAGCCTGAGGTTCGTGCCTGAGCGTTTAGGCGTTTGAAAAGCAAAGCCCGCGTAAGCGGGTTTTTTTATGGCGGCAGCGCCGCCTCTTGGAGTTCTGGCGATAAGTGTATGGGGGGCAGGGAGCTTGCCGCGTTAGCAATAACTATTACCGATAAAACTCTGGCTAACACAAACCACCTGAGAAGGTGGTTTGTGTTTATTACCAGCTAAGTTCTTGTTTGGTGGCTTTGGCGTTCTGTTTGTACATCATTTCAAGCGTTGTGTAGGTGCACATATCCAGAGTTCCCTGACAGTAATCTTTGATGACGCGATCTAATACGGTCCTGTCGCTCACTTTTGTGAGTTTTTTAAATGCAGTCAGGTTCTGCTTTTCCATCATGCGTAAGGTGGTCGGCTGGCACATATCTAGCTGACCGTCGCAATAATCCGCTTTCACGCGCTTCTGAATGTAGCTGATCACTTCCTTCTTCTGGCCCTCTGAGCCATCAAAGTCCAGCGGGTGGACGAAACCTGCGTTAGCAGCAGATGAAGCGAGTAAAAGGGCAGCCCCAAAAAGTATTTTCATTAAGAATTCCTTATCAAAAAAAGTAAGGGGTGAGATTAATCCTAATTGCTTCGGAAGTGAACTACTGAATGCGTAGCCTGCGGACATTGAGAGCCTGTTGAGGATGAATGCCAATCCGATGAATAAGAGAACGCTTTGAAGATGCAGGCCGGTTGAAAGCTGATGTTCAGTACGGCGTTGCAGTGAGGTAAACGGGCACCGAGTAGATGTTATTGCCGACGCGGCAGGCAGGCGTATTAGTGAAGCGATAAACGGTGCCTTTTACGGATAAATAGATCGCGCCATCATCGACTTTCTGTAGCGCGTAACGGTCCGATGTGATCATAAAGGGTTGGTTGCTATCTTTCAGGCTCGCCATAAAAGCATGGGCATCTTTGTGGGCATCGTATCAATAGAAGCGGTAAGAAAAACTGGTCGTGGCGCCTGCACTGGCTTCGGTGATATAGAGGCTTACCTGAGAGGTAACGGGAATGGTTTATAGTAGAGGTTGTTCGAGCAGGGAGAAATGGGCAGTTTTAAACGCTGCCCATAGCAAGACAGGAAAAAGTAAAACAAGCAGGTAGCGTTTTTTAAAACCCTGTGCATTTCGTATATTCTATACCTATTTTTATTCATGCCTGATCGTCTGTATCCTATCATCTCCAACAAAAAATCCACCCTTAAAAGGTGGCTCTGATCTGTTGTTTTAGCAGCTTAAATTTGGCGGTTCCTTCTGGGTTTGAACCAGCGACCATGCGATTATGAGTGCAAAATCAATAACTTACGTCAAATTACCTCTCTATGCTTTTCAGTACCTTCCCAATATAATGACCGCTGTATAAATAACCAGAAATCATTCCAAATACGCTCTCGGGGAATCCTATAGGTATCCTAGCTGGACCATGCGATTCGCAGGATACCCTGATCGTATGGTCGAGGAGATTGAATGGAAACGTTCAAATTCACGAAAACCAGGCTGGAAGAGCTGCCTCCTGCTGCCAGGGGACAGGTGGAGTATGGCGACACGGTAGTAAACGGGCTACGGATCCGGGTCGGCGTCAGCGGCATTAAAAGTTTCTGTGTATCCCGCAAGAAAAACGGCAAGTTTTTCCGGGCAACGCTGGGGCGTTTTCCTGCGCTGTCGGTGGAGAATGCCCGGGCGAAAGCACTGGAAGTCATGGGCAACATGGCCCTCAGCGGTCAGAACCCCAATATTCAGAAACGTACGCATGAACGGGCAGCCGTCACCCTGCAGGACGCCCTGGACACCTATATTCTCAGCCGCGAGCATCGCCTGAAGCCGGCCACCGCAAAACAGTACCGGAGCATTCTGGGCAATTATTCGGGGGACTGGCTCTCACAGCCTCTGGCTTACATCACCCGCGATCGCGTTGAAGCCCGTCATAAAGCCATCACGCATGGCACGGTCTGGTATGGTGCGGACAAGCGTTCCCTGCGACGGGGTACAGGGCAGGGTAGCCATGCACAGGCGGATTTATGGGCCCGCGCACTCAGGGCGGTTTACCGTTTCGCACACGATCACTACCGGGATGAGGAAGGGCGAACCCTGCTTCCCGATCCGCCCACACTGGTGCTCAGCACCAAGCGGAAATGGCATGGCACGGTCAGGAAAAGCGACCGCATCCGTACCCATGATCTTGGCCGCTGGTTATCTGCGATAGAGAAGGTGAGGGGGCAGGCAGAACTGGAACGTGATGACTTTGCTGCGACCATATGTGATGCCGTGGAGATGGCCACGTTTACGGGCCTGCGTAAGTCCGAAATATTTGGTCTCGCCTGGTCCTGCGTTAACCTGGGCGGCCGCTACTTCTGGATAGATACGACAAAAAACGGCGATCCGCTTGAACTGCCCATCACCCGCACATTACTGGCGTTATTCCGCCGACGCGCTGCGGCCCGCCGTGGGGAGCATCCTCTGGTCTTCCCGGGCATAAAGACCACCATCAAAGAATACCGCCATGTCACCGGGCGCATCAGTCGGTCAACGGTTCCTGATCCCAACCCGGACAACCTGCAGCCCATCCCGTTCAAGTGGCATGACGCGAGGCGAACTTACGGCACAGTGGCTGAGCTGGCCGGGGTGGGGAGCTATATCCTGAAGCGGCTGATGAACCACCGGACGCTGCGCAGTGCCGATGTCACGCAGGGGTATCTGCACTTTGGCGCGGATGAGCTGCAGGCGCCTGCAGCAAAAATTGAGCATGCCATCCTGAGCTACAGCGGGAGAGCAGATAGGCCCGATGGCCTGGATGCCCGACTGAAAGAAGCGCTGGAACACCTCAGTGATGATGAGAAGCGAAGACTGCTTTTCTCACTCTCGGAAAAGGCCAATGAGGTCAGGAAATGATTGATGATATCAAAGCGGAAATGACAAAAAAGCTGGAAGAACTGGCCATGGCAGAGCCAGTGACAGCGTACATCAACATGTTTTACCTGGTATTGTCCTTCAGTGATGCAGACCGCAGGGCGTATATCACCGAAATTTCAGATCCGCTCTGGTGTGCGGACCTTGTGAAAAACAACTTTGACCGCGCCCGGCTGGCCCTTCTCAAATCTTATCTGCTGCTTCTGCTTGAGCAGCATTACCACACAGCCACTTCACTCCTTCCTGCCCTGAAGTCTTTCGACATGCTGGGACAGACCGATACCGCGTCGTTTGTGGATATCGCCATGAATAAGCTGCGTGAGTCTGAAGAGTTTCGTCGGGAAGTGTACTGCGGGCATAACAGCAGGAATGCATCAGGAAGGCGTAATAAACATGCAGATGAGGTGATCGCGATAATGTCAGAAACCTGGCGCCATTATCCGCACACCCCTAAAAATGCCATGATCAAAAAGGTGTATACCCACCTGAAGGGACAGGTCAGTGAAGAGACGCTGGCGCGCTGGATTAAGGAGGAGAAGCTGGGGCCAGTTTCTGTCGTCCGGCCGTGTCCTCCTTTTCGTCTGATCATACCCTCATAGCGCGTTATGATCCCCTTATAGCGCGTTATGATCCGATCACAGCGCGCTGTGAGACTACCCCCGGCCTATCCGACAATAGATATTCACCATCGGTTTTTAACTGCTAGCGATGGTGATAATCATGCAACACCCTGTCAGCCCGAAAATAACCTGCCGTCTGACCCGCTCAGAGGCGGCTCTCTATCTGGGGATTACACCGCAGACCCTCGCCAACTGGGCAAGCACCGGAAAGGTGCAGATCCCGCATTACAAAATTGGCCGCAAAGTTATCTATTTTCAGTCAGACCTGGACGCTTATCTGGCGTCCACGCGTCGTACGCAGACCGTGTGAGGTTACCCATGCTGATTCAGCAAACCTTCACATGCTTCTGGCGGGATGAGTTTGATGTGGTCTCCGGCGTGTATGCACTCGCTGGGGTTTCCAGTCGTGGTCAGCCTTTGGGTTCGATGCCCTGGCGCTCTAGTTTTTCTCGGCATGCTTCTTTAACCCAAGAGCTGAACTTACCAGGACCTGCGGCAGTATCGATTTGCTCCAAAAGGTCATCTTCGAACCGAATGTTTTTGGCTGTGCTGCTAGAGCGATCAAAATCGCGCTTAGTTTTTTTCTCTTGCATTGGTATATACCACTCATATATTGTTATCATAGATGGTATATACCATTGCTTTAGCAAACAAGCTTTAAAAACAGCGAAGCCCGCAGGTGCTACCAACACCGACGGGCCTCTTACCAAACCGTTAATCGAGGTAACAGTTATGGCTATGAACAAGCATACCCAAACTCGTCCCAAATATCAGTATCGCTTCCTGGCCGTTTCCCGTCAGGACCGGTCGGTTCCCCCGTTCCGTCTTTGCATCGATGCCGGCTCAGAGCAGGAGGCTCGTCGCCTGCTGGCCCCTTACTTCATCCTTTCCTTCGCGGGCCAGCTTCCCGCTCAGGAGGCCCGGAATGCGTGAGCCCATGGACTTAGATCAGGCTGAATACCATGCCGAACTGGCCACCTCTCTGTATGAGGTGATTATGGATAAGGCTTGTGAGGAGTGTTCGCCCCAGCTGCTGCACCTCATCAGTCTGGCCTGCGATATCAACTTTGAGGTCTACCGTGCGCTCAGGGCAGACGGAGGAAAGCAACATGATCAGTAACGTGAAGTTCAACGAACTGGCCGGCCGGGTAGAGGCTCTCACTGCGCGCGTCGAAGACCTTGAGGCCCGCCTGAATGCGCTGGTGGATTCGCAGGGCGGTACCATCCCGCCCGGTATGGCGCCGGTCAGCGCGCTGGCGGCTGAGTTTGGTATTTCCACCAAAAAAGCCGAGGAATTGGCGCACAACGCTGGCGTGATGCTGGTGCGGCATAAGTCTGGAGGCTATCTAGTCCCGGACGAGAAGTTTCGTGAAGCGGCACGGTTGGTACTACGTGCAGCGAAGCGGAAGTACGGCTCGGCGTACTGGTATCACCCGCTGATTGGCAAGTTCCAGATGAGCGGAGGCTTACCGAAATGAGCAATCCTCTGCAGCTTACTGAGCCTCTTTCTGATGCGCTCTTTGCCTGCGTTTATCTGTGGGCGCACGGTCGCCCCTGCAGCCGCTCAGAACTGGAAAAGGCCGCCCGGCAGCATAAAGACCCGACTACCCGCTGTGGAAAGCTGGTGGTACGCCTGATGCAGCTGCACGGCATGACTTATGAGGACCTGTGCGATGCCGGCTATCTGGGTACTGACGCAGAGCAGGTGAAGGCGCTTCGCCGCTCAGTCGTGGCTGAAATTCTGGGCTCAGACGGGCTGAACGCCTGCCTGCGCGACATCGGGCGCATTCAGCGCGTCTTTCCTGCAGCAGACCAGACGAGGACCCGGCTGCCGCTGTCACGCGGCTCTGAGGGCTTTGACGCCCGTCAGGACTATGTGATGAAGCATATCCTGCCTGCGCAGGCTCTGTGCAGCATTTATGGTCCCAGCGGCTCGTTTAAAAGCTTTCTTGCCGTCTCCTGGGCCTGCCATATTTCGGCGGGCCTCCCTTGGGCAGACCGCAAGGTAAACCGTGGTGCAGTGCTGTACATCGTGGGTGAGGGCGGCATTGGCGTACCGCGCCGCATCCGTGCATGGGAGCAGGTTTATCAGCAGCGCGTGGAAAACGTCTGGCTGGTAAACCGCCCCGTCTTCCCGGTGCGTCAGTCAGAGGTGCAGGAGGTTATCCTGGCGGCGAAGCAGATTGAGTCAGATGGCGGTCTGCCGGTGCGCCTGATTGTCATCGACACGCTGGCGCGCTGCTTTGGCGGAAATGATGAAAACGACGCCCGTGATATGGGCGCGTTTATCGAGGGCTGTGACGTTATCAAACAGAAGACCGGCGCCACGGTGCTGGTGGTTCACCATTCGGGAAAAGATGAGGCCAAAGGAGCGCGGGGCTCCAGCTCATTTCGTGCGGCTCTGGATGCTGAGTTTCAGGTAAAGCGCGAGGGCGATCAAATCGCCATGATACTGACCTGCACGAAAATGAAGGATGCCGAGGAGCCGAAGCGCCGGGCGTACGATCTGCAGCCGGTAAAGCTGTTTACGGATGAAGAGGGTGAGGAAATCCATTCGCTGGCCGTGCGGGATATAGCCCGGAAGGCTGAGGAACGTGAACCTGAACTCGCTGGTGTACCGAACATAACAGGAAATCATATGGCACTCTGGCAGGCTATTCGTAGTCGTATTGCCAGCCAGGAGGCCTGTACAAAAATGATTGTACGCGACGATCTTAAAGCAATGGGGATTAATACCAAGCACTTTACCCGCTGGCTGCAGAAGCTGACTGATGATGGTCTGGTTATCCAGAACGGTGATCACCTTACGCTCCATTCTCATTACAAAAGTGGGTAAAAAAGTGGGGAGGTGGTGGGCAAGGTGGGGAGCAGGACCCCATATTCCCCACTTTTCCCCTGTATATAACCAGAAAGTGGGGTGAACCTCTGAAACCCGCATCAGTACTGGGCTGGGCAGGGTTTTGAAAAAAACAGGTGGGGAGCAAGTGGGGAATTGAAAAAGTGGGTAACAAGTGGGGAGTAGAAAGAGAGGCTTAAATGGCCGTATGCTTACACATCGCTGGACTGACGTTATGGCTCATTCAGGAAAGCTCATGTGAACGTCTGCTGTATGCCAGAAGCGGATATTAGCGATTTTGCTTTGTTCAAAAGCCGCTGTGAGGCAAGTTTCTCAGGCTGCTAAACTGGCATTCGGCAAACGCCCATATCACCGAATAGCGCCCTCTACCCCGTCGTGACGCCTAGGAAAATATATGTTGTGGTTTCCCCAGCAGCTGCCAATACAGTAACTGCAGGCGAAACGGCGAGCCAGCACGAAGGGATAATAGGCCAGTTTATCCGCTGTGCCATCCGGAAAAAACAAGCAGTGTAGGGTTACCTGCTTCTGCCTTCAAGCGTAAGAATCTGCGCGTTAATTATTTCACTATATTTTTCAAGTGAGTTTATCTTTTCTCGCAAAGAACTGGCTTCAGCTTCATACCTCGAGGCCAGTGAACAGTGTGAAGCAAATACATCGTAGTCCTTTTTTTCTTCGCACTGTTTTTTGTGAGACCCTGCATTTGCACTAGTTTCATGTAACGATGCCTGGACTTCATCTATCTTATGATTATTAGCCGTAAGTTTATCGCTTAGCTCTCTGATTTTACTTTCTTTTAACTCTACCTGACGCTGGCTGTCATTACTGCTTAGATCATGAATCGTATTTTTCAGGTTCTGATTTTCTTTTAAAAGCTCTACATATCGGTTTGTCAGCGTATTCTGACTTTCATTTAAAACGGCAGACATTGCAGTGACTTTCTTTTCAACTTCATCGTCTCTGCTGGTTAGTGCCGCGTCATATCGGGCCTGAAGCAACTCCAGATTTTTGTGCAGAAGCTCGTTCTCATGAGTTTGGCTTTCAGACCTTACGTCCATCTCGCTGATGACAGTTACATTCATAGCTTCATAGGTTATTCCCCCACCAAGAGTGAGGAGAGTCAGACATGAGGAGATCGGATGTTCTTTAAGCCACGCCGGAAGCCATTCATTGATATTAAACATGCAGAATTTCTAATGATTAAAGAGATAATGAATTTAACAGATATCATTAGCTGAAAAAACAGCATCCGTAAAAGTTCTCAGCCCACGGATGAGTTAACTTTAACTGCTGTAGGCGATTCTTTTTCAGCATCGCATAGCCAGCTGTTTTCCAGAATGCGGTTACCTGACAACGGCAAATCAGTGCGAGGCATGCTGATCGGTAACGCAGAAATGATTCCGTTCAGCCAGCGACGCTATCTCTATCACGCCTATATGGCTTACATGCGGGCGACCAGGCTGAGCAAGCCGGTATCGCTCATGCGGTTTGGCACAGACATGCCTGAGTATGGAAAGCCGTATGAGAAGAAGAAGACAAAGCAGGGCATGAGGTCAAACCTACTGCTTACCCCCGAGGCTGAAGAATGGATGCCCCGTTGTTTTGAAACTACACAAGAAAAATAAATTAATTAAAAAAGTGTTCACCAGTGTTCATCCTGTATAAAAACCCTTATTTATCATAATTATAAGGGGTGAACACTTTTTCTTCAAGTGTTCACCAATTAAATGCATGATAATTATAATAAAAATTGCAAAGGTGAACAGCTGAACACTTAAACCACTATTCTTTTTTTTCGTGCGTTCAAAACAGAATTGCTGCTCTTTATGTGTCCGATAATTCAGAGGTTGGACAAATCGCCCTGATACTGACGTGCACGAAAATGAAGGACGCCGAGGAGCCGAAGCGCCGGGCATACGACCTGCAGCCGGTAAAGATATTCACGGATGAAGAGGGTGAGGAGAGCCATTCGCTGGTCGTGCGGGATGTCGCCCGTGAGGCTGATGAGTTAGAGCAACGTATGTTAAGTATGAAGTAGGATATCGCTCAATCGCACCTTGATTTTAGCTTGTCGCTTGATGCATCTTATAAAAAAGTTTAAATTAATTAGGATTTTTCTTATTTTTTCACGCGCAGTGAGTGAGTCTGAGTAAGAAAAAATAAATAATTATTAAACCTTAAATTACAATGCCTTATGGAGGAATGATGGGCGGAGAGACAAAAAATATTGATGAAATTGCAGGCATTATATCTAGTAGAATATTTGATGAGTTAGGTTGGCAAACTCAAGTCACTACAGATATCAGCTGGGATTGTTGCTTAAGATCACATTTAAATGCTAAGCAACTTCTGGCTGAAAATCCAAAAAAGTCACACCCTACTGATGTGGTGTTCAAATACAAAGATCCTTATTCCGACGAAACTCAATATGTGCAAACAGATTTAAAGTCTTATTGCGCGAAAACACTTGAGGGTAATAAGAAAATATTAGCGACTATCCGAAGCTTATCCCAACAGGTAGAGTGCGCCCCAAGAAATACATTCTGGAAAAAAACGTTTCTCGATAATACTCATGAAAAATATAACGTTCATGGGTTGTTGTTTATATATAATCATGATAGTGAATATGATAAAGATCTTTACGATAAGTTATCAGGCGCAGCAAGCGCTCAATATAGTCTCCCCGAAAAATCTATTATAGCAGTGATGGATCCGAAACTAATAAGGTTTTTGCTTGATTTCACGGAGACATTAGAAAAAAGGAGAGCTTATACAGATAAGGCTCATCAAGAAAAAAATATATTATGGCATAAGATTCCTGAGGTGGAGAAATGTACTTTCTTCTACCCCGACAAGCATAATAAGATTGCTACTAAAGGCAAAAACCTACCTGCTACGCTGGAGATGATTACGTCAGGAATGCTTCTTTACTCATATGAGCATGATTTTATTCGTGACGATGACGGTAATAGGATTGATAATAAAATACTAAATATTTTTTGGCAAGAGGAAGTGAATTCTAGCGAACATTTTATATTTATGCTTGAATATATTTTCAATTACCAGTTACTAAATCAATTTGATAAAATATTCATTACCACTCCGTTTTCTTCAACTTCAGGTGATTATCTTAAAGAAGCAATAGATAACTATGCGGGTATTTACTCATTCACAAATAATCATATCGAAACCCTTAGGGATAAAGTTGTTTCAATCCCTTTCACTAACCAAAAGCTATCAATATTTGAGTACCAAGTGGCCAGTAAACAACTCAATAGAACATGCCATTTTTCTTAGAGGAAGAATCAAGTGAATAAATATCAAGCCACTTTGTTTTCGAACGAGAGCGATATCTATACGGCTTTACATTCTAATGGTGCTCGAATAACAGAAGTCACGTTGCGAAAAATCGCTTTTCAAAGAGGAATAATTTTTCCGGAAAAATTAAAAAAGGAAGAGTTAATTGAAAAGATATCCGATCTCCCTTTTTCATATAATCATATCAGAGAGATACAGGACAAATTAGCAACAAAGTCTAGCCAAGATGTTTTTTCAGTAAAAAGAATATATGAAAATTTCGATATCGAAAAACTTTACGATGTTGTTAACAGGGTAAAGGATAAAAGGCCCAGATTATTAGGGCATGAAAAAATTGATCATTACTCAGGCATACAAACTTACCATATCTCTATTGATTATACTGAATTTGACTTCAGAAGAGGAAAATTTCAGCAGAAAAAACTTTATAGCGGAAGCATTGTATTTATAGTCAGAAATGGCTATGTATCCGTCAGGTACAACTATACTCAGCGTATTTCTGAAATATTAGACCAGATTATTGATACATACTTATCGACAGTCAGTAACAATATAACCATCAACGAAATAGATTTATCAAGTATTACAGACACAGATCTCCGTAACACTTTTGCTGTTCATCTTTATGATTTTGATGGGGATTACAAAAGTACTGGGTTCGAATATGCAGGTCTTGAAAAAGTTCGTGTAAGTAGAATCAAAACTCCTTTAGATATTAAAAATGATGACATTCCAGAAAAAGAAGAGAAAGAAGACTTAACGTCCTCTGAAGATAGCGAAAGTCTTGATGATGAATATGATCAAGAAATAGCCTCTGACGATAATGAGAATTTGACTTTCAACATAAATAACGCTTCTTATGACGGTTTATCTCTCGTAAATGCGCCTCAAATTAAGGAGTTGTGTAGTGATGGATTTTATCGAAGTTTAATCCGATGGAAATCATTTTCCTCGTCATTAAAAAATTGCATGGTAACTTGCGAGCTTAGCTTCGACGATAAGTACTATGGACGAAACATCAAGTTTAGAGCATTATATAAAGAAACAACCCACTCATCTGCGACAAAAGATAAGCTGACTGATGCGGATTTCGATCAGGTCATGAAACAATTAGAAGAGAAAATATTCTTAATTAATGACTTTATTATCGAAGAACATGCTAAAAGATACCCAGCAAATACTATGTCTTGCGTAACATTAAATCAGGAAGCTGGATGATGATAAAGGTGAAAATATACAGGGTAGAAAAAGATATATCTCGTAAAGAGATAATGCTTAAGATTAATGATAACCTCTATCATGAAGATAAGGGTTATGGATTTCATATTGTTAATGATGGTGAGGTACTTGAAGTTAAGTTCACCATAAGAAGTATTAGTAAGCAAAATATAGAGTATGCAAATGGTGAGCATTCTGAAGTTGAATTGGCCACTTATTTGAATGTCAATTTCGGAATCAGACAAAACAAAAAAATAGTATTGTATGCTATAAACCCTCCGGTAAGTATGAAAGTACCTTATACTATGGTACATAAATTATTTGGAGAAGAAAGCGGTTTAAAACCAGTTGAATTTGAGCTTCGTAATGTGATTAACGGTCTTTCTGAACAATATGATCTTAAGATCAAGTCTATGTCACTTTCTAATATACCGGTAGATCCTTTCACATTAGCCAAAACTAAAATAGTAAGCTCGAAAAACCTTTATGAAAATTATAAAGGTAACTATATGAAAGGTTCGGCGATTCTAGATTCGGTACATTTTTTCGTTAATGGTATTGAAACAGAGATATCAAGAACTGGTAGATTTCGTGTAAGAGAAAGTCAGCTTTCAACTTTTTTGTCTATTTTAGAATCATTATAGATTCAAATAATTATGGATAACATTAGGCCTACTTTTTGTAGGTCTTTTTTATGATTTTGATTATTTCTTCTTCTATTTTATCAAGTCACTGAGACGTTAACCAAGACTATATCTTTATGAAAAAGATGCAAACGTCCGCTTTTAGCTCATAGTGGACATAAAGCCTGAAGGCAGGATAAGGTAGTTATAATTCTACAAACCAGTCATACAAACGTTGTCCGTTTCAAGCGTACGCATAAAGCATTGTTGCGCTGGTAATATTTGGAAGTCAGGCTGGTGGACAACCTCAAAATGAGGACTTGTATTCCTTTCAACTAGTTATGAGTCATGGTAACGATTCAAGCCCGAGGCATGATCTATATCTGGCTCATCTTCATACTATGGGCACGATAGTGAGTTAGGCGAGAGGTCGCTAGTACCCTCGATACTGAAATCAGAGTGTTATCAATCGAATATTCCGTCGACACCATCCCGGGCGGGACCAAAGTGACGGTGAATGGAAAAAAAATCAACGACTTAAGTTGCAGTTGAGCGTTAGCAAAATGGGAGGTAATGTCGCTGCCAGGGGTTTTGCACTTTTTGGGTAAAACTTTATTCAGACAAAGTTATCGACTTCTGAGCAGATAACCAGCCTGATGATGGCTGAGTGCACAAGCGCTGGTAAAGTATTGAACATCCACAATCGCTACAGAGATAAATTCATTGAGAGGATGGCCTGTATCCTCAAAGTGAGGACGGATGAAATAAACAATAGCTTACGTGCTCTGTGCCTGACCGAAGAGCCGGGTGGTCCTTAAACGAGGGACCGAATTAAGCGTCAGGACGCGGGAGGCCACAGTGACCTCCCGTAGTAAAATCAAAGCGTTATTCATCAATTGACCTGACTGCACTCTTTATAAAGAGGTCAAAGGGACGGTCCCGGACAAATCAAAGCCTTAGGCTGTAGCCGTATGTTTGCCCTTATTGGGAAGTCATTGCGACTGCCCGGGAGTTTTGTTTTTCAGGCACGGTTTTCACTTCTGGCCAACCAACCAACCAACCAGCCAGCCAGATGATGGCCGATTATTGTGGCAGTGTCAGGGCAGGGAATAATGAGCGGGTCCTCCCGGAGGGGTACCCTGTCCACGAGGCGGCGGCCCCGCAGAAAACGGCTAGTTTTGCGATTTTCATAGGGACACCACCACGTGTCGTAACCAATTGAATTTATGAGTTAAATCGGTTTTTGAGGTGTCCATTCCGCCAAAAGCAGGGACAGGTGGGCAGCGGTTAATTACATGATATTAAAAAGGAAATCTGTAACTGAGCTGGGGCGAGTAGGTGGGGATTATACGACACCATTTAAGATATGTAGGTGAAGCTTAAAAATCACAGGGCTCTGTCTCATTCTAGGCGCCTCTGGATGCAGAATTTTAGGTAAAGCATGACTATGATGACCAAAGTGACGAAGAATGGAATAAACAACAGCTTATGTGACATATCGGTAAGGCTGTTTTCTCCATGTAGTGCTCATCTCATGCGAACGTGCTGATGGTGATGGGCTCCGTCGGTAGGGTTGGCAGGTCGGCAGCCTCGAGTGGTTTAAATCAGCGATGCAAACATCGCAATTATTTGTTGCTGGAAAGCGAGGGGGGAAGGAGAGTAGTGGCTGCTTGCTTATATATGGCAGGCCTGACATTACTGATCGCACATGAAAGCTCATGTCGAACGTCCGCTTTGTGCCAAGAGCGGACATTCGTTCGACAAAAGATGTAGCCTATATTAGTTGACCATTAGTAGAGAATGCTGCGAATATATCAAGCAACGCGAAGATGCAACCTCTGTTTGGTTACCCTACAATTGAATGTGGCTCCTCAAAGAGGTTACGAGTCTTCATTAAAATATGAAAGATGCAGGATAAATAAAAATGGAACCTGTCTCAATAGCAATTAGTAGTGCAGCGTACTACGTTGCAACAAAATTTGTAGACCAATTTATATCTCAGGAAGGGTACGGATGGTTGCGAAGGAAGCTCTTCCCTAAGCAAACATATGCAGACAGGCTCTATCAGTTGATTGAGGAAACGGCTATAAAATTTGAAGCCGAACATCCAATTGAGTCAGATAAAGTTCCATTTTATCACTCTAAATTTTTATTCGATGCACTAAACGAATATATTTTCTTTAAAGGACCCCCTAATAAGGTTGACTTGTTGCATAAGTTCAGTGATTTTCCAAACGTACTTCCTCCAACTCAAAATCAACTTGAGCGTTTTTATAAAATCCTCACATTTAAAATAAACAATTGCAACACACTAAAGAGTCTCCATATTGAAGAAGCTTATAAAGAAAAAATATTTGACATTAGTGACGAGCTTATTCAAATCAGACTTTCTTTGCAATCTATAGATGAGAAACTAACTTTTCACTTGAGTGATGATTGGTTAAATGAGAAAAGTAGACAAGCAATAGCGGACTTGGGAGGGAGATACACACCCGAACTCAACGTAAAGCTAGAAATAGCTAAGATATTTGATGGCCTCGGCAGAACTAGTGGTTTTTCTGAAGCGTTTTATTTAAATATAGATAGTTTTCTGATTGTTGGAAATAAGTTAAATAGTTGTGATGTGATTTCTTCACAATTATCTGCAATAGCTCAAACCTTAAGGGAGATTGAAAATACATATCAAGCAATGAATTTTCATAAGTTAAATGAAATTCCGAAAAACAAATTCAATGACTATATTTCCATGTGCCAAGCAGCTACTGATGAGGCGGAGTCAATATTGTGGAAACTCCGAGAAAACTCAGAAAAATCAGGTGAAACTAGGCACTACAGTGATAAGTATTCATCTACTCTGCGAGAGCTTCGGGAGTTTAACTACGCGTGTAATGATTTATTTGCATTCATTAACTCCTTAACAGTTAAACTAGCTAATAACCCCTTCCTCCTTCTCGAAGGAAAAGCTGGAATTGGTAAGTCTCATTTACTTGCTGACGTGATAAAAACACGAGTATTATCGGATTATCCTTCTCTACTTATACTAGGGCAACAACTTAATTCAGATGAATCTCCTTGGGCTCAAATCTTCAAGAGGTTACAAATTAAAATAACTTCTAGAGAATTCTTGGAAAAACTGAATTTATATGGTCTGAAGACCGGAAAAAGAGTCCTGATTTTTATTGATGCTATTAATGAGGGGAATGGCAATAAATTTTGGAATGACAACATTAACAGCTTTGTCGATGAAATTAAATGCTTTGAATGGCTTGGTCTGATAATGTCAGTCAGAACAACATATAGAAGTGTAACAATTTCCATGGAAAATGTAAGACGGAACAATTTTGAAATTTATGAACATAGTGGGTTTCAGAATGTTGAACTAGAGGCTGTCAGTCTCTTTTATGATTATTACAATATAGAGAAGCCTTCATCACCTAACCTTAATCCAGAGTTTAGAAACCCTCTATTTCTTAAATTATTGTGCGAAGGAATCAAAAAAAATGGCTTAACTAAAGTGCCTGTTGGATTCAGTGGAATCTCAAATATTCTGAATTTTTTAGTTGAAGGTGTGAATAAATCATTATCATCGCCAAAAAAATATGCATTCGACTCTGGCTTTCCTCTTGTTAAAGATGCTCTCAATGAAATCATAAAATTAAAAACAAAGATTGGCGGCAAAAGCATTTCACTTAAAGATGCTCATTCAGCAGTTCAATCTGTTGTTAATGATTATGTTACCGATAAACATTTCCTCAGTGCCTTAATTGATGAAGGATTGTTGACTAAAGGCATAGTAAGAAATGATGATAATTCTACTGAAGAAGTAGTTTATGTGGCTTTTGAAAGGTTTGATGATCATTTAACAGTTAAGTTCTTATTAGATGATATAGAAAATATCGAAAATGAATTCAAGTCAAATGGTCTTTTGAGAAGCTATTTTAATGATGAATATGATTTCTTTATAAATTCGGGAATCGTGGAGGCTCTGTCCATTCAATTGCCAGAAAAGTATGGGAAAGAGCTTTATGAATTTTTGCCGGAGTTTAGCAATAATGATAAATTACTAGAAGCATTTATCGATAGTTTGATATGGCGAGATATTGATGCTATTGATTATGTAAAAATCCGACCTTTCGTTAATAAGCAAGTTTTTAAATCTAACACTAGCTTTGATTATTTTCTAGAAGCAGTGATCTCAATTTCAGGGTTAGTTGACCATCCCTTTAATGCTAATTTCTTGCATAATTGGCTAAAAAATAACCCTTTGCCGCATCGAGATGCGTTTTGGACTACAAAACTTAAACATAAATATAATGAAGACTCAGCATTTAGGCATCTAATAGATTGGGCATGGGACAGAACAGATAAAAGCTACATTTCAGATGAGTCAATCGAGCTGGTTGCAACTAGTTTATGCTGGTTCTTAACTTCTAGTAACCGACAACTTCGGGATTGCTCAACCAAAGCTTTAGTGAGTTTACTTGAAACAAGAATTCCTGTCTTGAAAAAAATAATTGAGAAATTTTATGGTGTGGACGATCCTTACGTTTGGGAAAGAATATTTGCAGTTGCATTAGGCTGTACGTTGCGAACGGATAATTGCAAAGAACTAAAATGTTTAGCCGAAACTGTTTACCAAAAAGTATTTTGTACTGAGCATGTGTATCCAAATATCTTACTTAGAGACTATGCAAGAGAGATTCTTGAATTTTGTGCTCATCTTGGATTGGATCTTGACGGTATTGAATTATCCAAAATTAGGCCACCATACAACAGCATTTGGCCTGACTACATTCCGTCTAAAGAAGAACTAGAGTCTCTTTATGATAAAGATTCTTATTGGGAACTTTGGAGCTCGATCATGGGAAGTGGAGACTTCTCACGATATACAATTGGAACAAATCATAATCGTTCGAATTGGTCTGGTTGCAAGTTTGGTGAAACTCCTGTTGATCGCAAGAAAGCTTTTGAAACTTTCAAATGCAAACTAACTGATCAACAAAAGGAGCTGTATGAAGCTACAGACCCTATAATTTATGATTATAGAGGGGAGGGAATTACATTCGGGGACATTAAGATCAGACATGATATCGCGAAAGGTAGAAAAACACAGGAGGAAATAAATGCGAACAAAGAAGCGTTTAAGAATTCTTTGTTATACGACCTGTTGATTGAGTTTGAAAATGATATAGAGCCATATCTAGATCACAATAATAACTTGTTGGAAACTGATAAATACTTTGATCTTAGTATAGCTCAGAGATTTATATTTAATCGTGTTGTGGAGTTTGGTTGGGATCCTGAGAAACATGGCGTTTTTGATCGACAAATAGGTACTGGACGTGGACGCAGAGAGTTATTTCAAGAGCGGATTGGTAAAAAATACCAATGGATTGCTTATCATGAATATATGGCAAAGCTAGCCGATAATTTTATTCGTTTCGAGGGCTATAGTAACGAACGAGAGCAAAGTCCATACCAAGGGCCATGGGAGCCTTACATAAGAGATATAGATCCTACTATCTTACTTAAAGAAACTGGAACGAAGAAGTCAAGCAATCAAGAAATGTGGTGGCTAAATGATGAAATATTTGATTGGACTTGCTCTAATGAAGATTGGGTAAAAAGCTCTGCTACGATAACTAATCCATATGCTTTAATTGAAGTTAAAGATGATAATGGTGCTGAATGGATAGTATTAGAAAGCTATCCTTCATGGAAAGAACCAAAAATTATTGGAAACGATGATTGGGGGCATCCACGCAAAGAGGTTTGGTGTCATATTAGAAGTTATATCGTGAAAGAAGAAGAATTTAAAAATTTTAGAGATTGGGCGATACATCAAAACTATATGGGCAGATGGATGCCGGAAGGCGCTGATAGGTACCAATTATTTAATAGGGAGTTCTATTGGTCCGAAGCATTCCAGTTTTTCAAAACAGATTATTATGGTGGCTCAGTTTGGACCTCGGTATCAGACCAAGAGTCTAGCCTTAAGATAGCTGATGTTAGTGTCACGTCTGTTAATTATTCGTGGGGAGAAGAGTTTGATCAATCAAAAAAAGAAACTTTGAGTTTTTTAAAGCCTAGCAATTTAATCTTTGAAAAGATGGGTTTAAAAATTGGGAAAACAGAAGGTAGCTTCAATGATAAAAATGAAACTATGGTTTGTTTTGCGGCTGAAACAATGCATGCATCAACAGCACATTTACTTGTTAAAAAGGAACCATTTTTAACAATGCTAAATAACAATGGTTTCAAAATCGTTTGGACATTATTAGGTGAAAAAGGTGTCATTGGTGGCTCCCTCACCTCAAACCATCATTATGGCCAACAAGAGTTTAGTGGTGCGTTTTATTTTGAAGGAAATCAGCTAACAGGAAGTTATAAAAGTGAATTTGTGAGATAAAAAAATGTAAGAATTAAATAATTAAAAAATAATTGAAAAGGGGTATTTAAGAAACACCCCCTTTAGGACGACAGTCGAATGGTAGCTAATATGCGAGTAAAGATGCTAGCGACGCTAATTTTTGTTCCTCGCTCATACCGGAAGTTTACACTGACGTTTGTGCCATTTGCTTTGAGCAAAGCCTTCAACTGCCTGATATGCGCCACTACCCTTACGGTGCTGGCTGACACGTATAGCTCTCAACCTGAGGACGAGGCGGCGGAATCAACTCAGCAGACTGGAGGCGCGCAGCCATTTTGCGCAATTCACTGCGACATTTAAGGTGTAGCTCCTGCTCAGAAAGGCCTTGTGTGCGTATCGTGCTGCATAAGCCAGTGACCATTCAGTAATCCGCCTTAGTCTTCCAGGGATATTTTTCAGGAGTTTCATACAGCCCCGTCGAGCGCAATATTTCATCACCATGCCATAAAGCTCAACTTCATCGGGCAAGCCCATAGCACCCTAATCATCTTCCCTGCACCACTGAATAAACATATCAGGTGAGGAACAGAACCGTAAAATGCTGTCTTACGAACGGCTGCTGTTACGATATGCCCTCATTACCCGCCACAATCAGGTGATAGATAACCCGAACGCTGGCTCCTTCAAGAACCCGCCTCAGACGTAATGTTAAGTTGATATCCGCCCGGGACGATTCAGTTGAAAATGAGGGATGGTTGTGACCAAGTATTACAGCAGCGGCATTGTGCTGAAGCGCACGACGGACAATTTCACGCGGATGAATTTCGACGCTTAAAATTGAGTCGTAAAAATTCTCTTCGTAGTCCAACATCTGGTGCTGGTTATTCAGATACGCGACGGCGAACACCTTGCCAAAGACGGTGTCCGTGGGATAGCGGTAATCGATAGCCAGCTCTGCCTCCGCCAGGATCTGGCTTTCAGTTGCCATCGCATAGTTGCCCTGCGCATCCCGCACGGGAAGGCGGCTTAAAAAGCACACGTTGTCACTTACGGTGTGGAGAGATGATTCTTCAGATTCAGAAGCCGGTGTGTTGACGTTCTGCTGTGAAATGTTGTTTCTTCCATTTGCGTTCATGTGATGTTTTTCCGAGTTCATCGCCGTGAGTGCAGAACGGAAGCGCGGGCATCAAGCAGAATGCAGGGGAAAACGGCAAAGCCGCAGCCCGCAGGGACCGAGTGTAGACATTTAGCTAAGCGGCCCTTGCATAAGGCCGCCCGGGTGACAGATTTCTGCACGGTGGGGAGACTCGATGCGCAAAACAGGACAGCAGGAAATGAACAGGTCATAGCGCCGGATGGCGGCAGTGTGCTGGTTCGGTCAAAAGCGGCCATGTCAGTCTTTGGCCAGTTAGGGCGCCAGCCTCAGCCCGCTACAGGAGAGGGGTGTGAACGTTGCCATCAGCCCCCCAACCGACAGGCCCGAAACGCAGTCTTTGGCGTTTCGATCCTGCCGGGAATCCGTGGAGCCGGAGGGGGACTTAAATTAAATCGATTATCTCCTCAAATATGCGCGACTTATACCAGTTGGCATTTGCTGATGAGGTAGCAGCTCATCAGGACCATAGAAAGTATTAACATAATTTTTACACTGTTAACTTGCAGATCACTGGCAACCATCTTAAAGTGAGCTTAAGCTGATTTAAGTTCATTATCATTAAACGGGTCGCGGGAACGTTTCAAGCTGGTCTGTTGCAAAATACGCCCTACAAGTTCCCGGTTGCCTAAAATCCGATAGACGGACTAATAGCATAAAATTATCGTGCTCTTTGATAAGGAAATTAAAATGACTCAACAAGAAGTTTTCGATTTAGCTTATAAGGCTCTGTCAGGCATCACTGACGACTGGAATGCTACTTATTATGAAGATCTCAGCGGCGAGCTTAAGCTTCAATGGATTGAGGAACCAATTTTTCAGGCTCAAGCTTATTCCGAGTACGCCCCTGGGGGGACGCCCTCTCACGCCATCGGCATCTCATATAATTTGTTATGGCAGTTATATTTAGATATCAAACATTACTTTGAGTACCTTGAAAGCGGAAAGGATGATAAGGCATTTAAATATTGGTGGGGTGAAGAGAAACATATTGATGCATTACTAACATTAACTACTAGAGAACAAGCTATACAAAATATGTACATGGCAGCAGTTACATGGGTTTATTTTCATGAACTTGGACATTTATCTCAGGAGCATGGAGTAATAAGAAATGGAAATTCATCCAGATGTAACAGCACTTTAGTAGAATGTGACATCCAGAACAGCAAAGAAATGAATGGGGAAACATCTATAGTATGGCATGTCACAGAGATTGCAGCTGATTATTTTGCAACATCAACGTGTGTTGCCGAATTAATACGTCATTTCAATACAAAAAACGATTTACTATTGGCAACTAATTACCTAATGACGGGACTGGCTGTCGTCCTGCATCGCTTCAATGGGCAAAATTTGTTTGAAGAGCAATCCATTCCATCAGGTACTCACCCTAAACCTTTTGTAAGACTGGAACTTATGATTCCTGTCATTTTCGAGATGCTATCGGATCCTGATAGCGATGATAGGAAAAAACTCGTTATTGCAAGTGGTCGCGCCGCAAATACAGTGTCGCTTTACTGGATTCGTGCCCATACTAACTTTGGAGGAATCCCCGATAACTACTTTATTCAGGGCATGCTATCTCGGCCCGGCGTGATTACTTACATGAAGCACATTGTCAGAAAATGGGACGAGATAATGCCCCAAATTATGTCACTAAAAAGATTCGGAGAAAGTTGGCAAGAGCTAAAATTTAGTCAAAAATTTAGGGAAACATTAAAAAATAGTTAA